TCCTTGGCTGGGTGTCACAGGGTTTACAGCATGAAGTCATCGCAATGGCGTCCTGCTGTAAAAAGGGCGGTGGTCAGTAAGTGGGATAACTACTGCCACCGCCAAGACTGCATCACACTGGTACTGCATCACGGTCCTGAGGCGTGATTGGGTTGTGGTACGCAGTCTATTCGGCATAGCAACTCTGCGCAGATGCTACTAACAATCTCCGGTGGTTGCCGGATTAATGCCTTATTCACCACAACAAAAAGAGCACTACCGCGTTATGCCGTTCCATCCTGGCTTTTGGTACCGCAACGGCTGCGAGATGTTTTTTGCATGCCAGCGCTCTTTTGGTTATGACCTCGTCTCTTCCGAGGCGCCAGGATGGTGAATCCCTTGTCAGTGCATACCGTTAACTGGCTTGCACATTCCGGCTACCCGCTCGGGATAAGGAACACCAAGGAACCCCGCCGGACCGCTTCGGCATAAATGCCGCGATGCATGTGCCATACACCGTTTAATTACCTTAAAGGTAATAATTACATCTAATAAAGTCAATACACTACGCTAAATAAATCATATGTGATTAAATTGGTAATAATTTAAACGCGTATGGAGCATCGCTATGTGCATCGGAAGTTCGCCATCTGTACCCGCAGCGCCGGAGATTCAGGCAGCACCGCAGGAGCAGGATCAGGCCGTAGTCGATTCCCGTGATGAAGAAACCCGCCGCCGCCGTGCCGCCGCAGGCAGAGCATCGACTCTGCTCACTGGTGCCCAGGGTGACACCTCAACAGCCAACACCAGCGGTAAAACGCTGCTCGGCCAGTAACAGGAGCGCGGGGAATGGCAGCGGAAACCCTGAAAGAGCAACTGCAAAAACAGCAGGCTCAACTCACCAATGATCGTTCATCGTTCGAACCGCACTGGCGCGAACTGAGCGACTTCATCAATCCGCGTGGTTCCCGTTTCCTGGTCACCGATGTAAACCGCGATGACCGCCGCAATACCAAAATTGTTGACCCCACTGCCACGCTGTCAGCTCGCACGCTGTCGAGCGGGATGATGTCGGGGATCACCTCACCGGCGCGCCCATGGTTCAAGCTGGCAACGCCTGACCCTGACATGATGGACTATGGCCCGGTCAAGCTCTGGCTTGAAGTTGTCCAGCGCCGCATGAATGAAGTTTTCAACAAGTCGAATCTTTATCAGTCTTTACCGCTGCTTTACGCCAGCCTGGGGAATTACAGCACCGGCGCGATGGCCGTACTTGAAGACGACAGCGATGTTATCCGCACGATGATGTTCCCGATCGGCAGTTACTACATGGCTAACTCCGCACGCGGCAGCGTTGATACCTGTTTCCGTAAGTTCTCCATGACTGTGCGTCAGCTGGTGATGGAATTTGGCATGAAGAATGTCAGCACCTCGGTGAAAAGTCTCTGGGATGCCGGGAGTTACGAAAGTTGGATCGAGGTAATTCACGCCGTTTATCCGAACATCGATCGCGATACTGCCAAGCTCAACAGCAAAAATAAGCCGGTCAAATCGGTTTATTACGAGGTTGGCGGCGACAGCGACAAAGTGCTGCGTGAGTCAGGTTTCGATGAATTCCCCATTATGGCGCCGCGCTGGGAAGTCAACGGCGAGGACGTTTACGGCTCTTCCTGCCCGGGCATGATTGCGCTGGGGCAGGTTAAGGCCCTGCAACTGGAGCAGAAGCGCAAGAGTCAGCTCATCGACAAAGCGACAAACCCGCCGATGGTTGGTCCGTCATCGCTTAAGAATCAGCGCGTTTCTCTTTTGCCTGGCGATATCACCTACATCGATCAGGTCACCGGTCAGGACGGATTTAAGCCCGCCTATCTGGTGAACCCGAATACAGCCGACCTGCTCGCCGATATCCAGGATACCCGGCAGATCATCAACAGCGCCTACTTTGTCGACCTCTTCATGATGTTGCAGAACATCAATACCCGCTCGATGCCGGTTGAAGCAGTGATCGAGATGAAAGAAGAGAAGCTGTTGATGCTGGGCCCGGTGCTGGAGCGTCTGAACGATGAATGCCTGAACCCGCTTATCGATCGCACCTTCTCCATCATGGCGCGTAAGAACCTTCTCCCGCCTCCGCCTGACTTCCTGCAGGGTATGCCGCTGCGCATCGAATACATCTCTGTTATGGCGCAGGCGCAGAAATCTATCGGGCTATCCAGTCTGTCATCCACCGTTGGCTTTATTGGCCAGCTCGCAGCGCTCGGTAAAACGGAGGCACTCGACAAGCTTGACGCTGATCAGGCTATCGATGCCTTCGCTGAAATGTCCGGCTCATCACCGACAGTCATCGTACCGCAAGAACAGGTCGAGCAGATTCGCCAACAGCGCGCGCAGCAGCAACAGCAGCAGCAGGCGATGGCAATGGGTATGGCCGCCGCGCAGGGTGCCAAGACACTCAGCGAAGCGCAGACCGCAGATCCGAGCGTTCTCACCGCACTTTCTAATGCAGCAGGCGCTCCTGCAGGTGGTCAGCAATGACAGATTTTGATGATGACCAGTTAGCTGCTGAATCAGCACGCAAGAAGGAAATCCTTCTACAGCGCGACATCGACGACATTCGTTTCGTCATGGATAGCGCGCAGGGCCGCCGGGTTATCTGGGCTGTGCTGGAGCAGGGGAAGGTGTTCTCTGCCTGCTTTGCCGGCGACCCGCAGGTTACAGCTTTCAACGAAGGGCAGCGCAACCTGGCGCTGGCATTGTTCCAGCGCGTGATGACGCACTGCCCGGATCAGTATCTGAAGATGGCCGCAGAGGCCAGTGAACAGGAGTAACCATGAATTTATTTGAGCGCCTGCTGTATCGCCGCCTTTGCAATGAGCAACCAGCTGATGGTGGCGCGGCGCCGGCGGCATCTGAACCTGCAGCACCTGCTGGCGAAACCTCTACTCCGGCATCAGAGCCTGCGCAACAGGAAGGCGACAAGCCTGCCGATGAAGGCGCAGAGCAGAACGATAAGGCCGATAAATCAGACGGCGAAAAGCCGGAAGAGAAGGACGAACATAAACCGGAAGGCGCGCCGGAGAAATACGAATTCCAGGCAGGCGAAGGTGTCGAGCTGGACGCCGAAGCGCTGAAGGACTTCGAACCGGTTGCCCGTGAACTGAACCTGACCAATGAGCAGGCGCAGAAGCTGGTGGATGCATACCCGAAAATTCTGGCCGGTGTGCAGCAGCGTCAGACAGAAGCCTGGCAGGCGCAAACCGAGCAGTGGGCCGCTGACGTTAAGGCCGATAAGGAAGTAGGCGGAGACAAGCTGACGGCAAACCTCAGCGCAGCGCAGCGCGCGCTTGATCAGTTCGGTACTCCCGAGCTTCGCGAATATCTGGACGGCACTGGACTGGGTAACCATCCGGAGCTGGTGAAGGCATTCATTAAGGTCGGTAAAGCGATGTCGGAAGATGGCGTGATTACTGGCAAAGAAAGCGGCCAGCGTAGTGCTGCCGAAGTGCTCTATGGCAAATAAGAGAGGATATAACCATGGCTGTTAAAGGCTTAACTGCGCTGACGCTGGCAGACTGGGGCAAGCGCATCGACCCGAACGGGAAAGTCGATAAAATTATCGAGCTCCTTTCCCAGACCAACCCAATCCTGCAGGACATGCTGATCGTTGAAGGCAACCTGCCGACCGGTCACCGTACCACTATCCGCTCAGGCCTGCCGTCGGCAACCTGGCGACTGCTGAACTACGGCGTGCAGCCGAGCAAATCGACGACTGTGCAGGTAACCGATGCCGTTGGCATGCTGGAAACCTACGCGGAAATTGATAAATCACTGGCCGATCTGAATGGCAATACTGCCGAATTCCGCCTGTCAGAAGACCGCGCCTTCATTGAAGCCATGAACCAGCAGATGGCGCAGACGCTTTTCTATGGTGATTCCAGCGTTAACCCGCAACAGTTCATGGGCCTGTCTTCTCGCTACTCCAGCAAGTCAGCAGGTAACGGGCAGAACATCATCGACGCTGGCGGCACCGGTACCGATAACACCTCTATCTGGCTCGTTGTCTGGGGTGAAAACACGGTTCACGGCATCTTCCCGAAAGGTCAAAAGGCTGGCCTGCAGATGGAAGATAAGGGCCAGCAGACCCTTAAAGATGCCAATGGCGGCCAGTATGAAGGCTACCGCACTCACTATAAGTGGGATAACGGTCTGACTCTTCGCGACTGGCGCTATGTTGTGCGCATCGCAAACATCGATGTGAGCGATCTGTCTGATCCGGCGGCCGCCGCAAACATCGTAAGCCTGATGGTAAAAGCACTGCACCGCATCCCTAACCGTGGCATGGGGAAACCAGTTTTCTACATGAACCGCACCGTGGCGCAGGCGCTTGACCTCCAGTCCCTGGATAAAGCCTCTCTGGCGCTGAGCGTTAAAGAGACAGAAGGGGAATGGTGGACCAGCTTCCGCGGTGTTCCGATTCGCGAAACCGATGCGCTGCTGGAAACCGAAGCTCGCGTGGTTTAACCCCTGACAATAACCAGCGGCCCGGGAACGGGCTGCTAACTGGAGAGACAAAGATGATCCTCGACAAACTGTTGATGTTCTCCGAAGCGCAGGCGGTTACGGCTACTGCTGCTTCAACCGATGTAATCGACCTTGGCCCAATCGACGGTACCCGCCGTGATATCGGTATCGGTTATCCGCTTGAATTCTGGGCGCTGGTGACCACCACCGCAACCGCTGCTGGCGCTGCTACTGTCAACGTGCAGTTGCAGACCAGCCCGGACAACAGCACCTGGACAACGCTGTATGACAGCGGTGCGCAGGCTCTGGCTGCACTCACTGCCGGTAAGCGCATTGTGTCGGCGAAAGTCCCGGCGGGCGTTCTCCGCTATCTGCGTGTGAACTATTCCGTGGCAACCGGCCCTCTTACTGCTGGCGAGTTCACTTCCGGTATTAACCTGGATGTGGATGCAAACACGCCGTATCCGATCCGCTCCAAAGTGACAGGCTAAGGGGAAATCGATGTCTGGTGAAAAAGCAAAATACCGCGTTCTTCGCTTGTCACATATCAACAGCAATCTGTGGCCGGAAGGCTCAGAGGTTGAATATGACGGCGAGCCTGGCAGCGCTCTTGAGCCGCTGAACGATGCGGCAAAGGAAGCCAAGGCAAAGGCCAAATCTAAAGGCAAGGCATCAGCAACGGTTAAGGCGGTTTCTGAGCCGCTGAACGATGCGGATCCTGATGATGATCTGGATAAGCTCCGCGAAGAGTATGAACTGCTCTTTAACGAGAAACCTCATCACAACACCAAAGCAGAAACGCTCCGCGAGAAAATCGCAGAGAAGCGAAAAGATTTAGGCGTCTGAGCCTCGGAATAAAACAAGGGGCTTAGGCCCCTTTCTTGTAGGAGCGTTCTATGGAAATGGTCAATCTCAAAACCGGCACCGACAGTTACCAGGATGAAAGCGGAGAGACTAAAACCCGCGACGAATATCCGTGGGGACTGTGCATCACCCTGAATAACGACACGCTGAACAAGCTTAAGGCTCAGCCTCAGAACGTCGGGACGGAAGTGATGATTACTGCCAAAGCGGTGATCAAAGGCATTTCTGCCCGTGAAGGTGATGATGGCACTTTCCGCAGCGCGGATCTGCAGATTACCGATATGGCTCTGGCGCCTGTTTCGGGTGAGGCACCTAAGACGGCCGCACAGACTCTTTACGGTGAAGGGGGCGAATAATGGCCTCTGTCATTGAGATCTGCAACCGGGCGCTGAGCAATATCGGCAACAACCGCAGCATTAACAGCCTGACCGAGGCGAGCAAAGAAGCCGGGCAATGCTCCCTGTATTATGAGTCGATTCGTGATGCTGTCCTGGCCGATTTTGACTGGAATTTTGCGACCAAGAATATCGCGCTGGCTGACACAAACAACCCGCCGCAGGACTGGGATTATGCGTATACCTATCCCACTGACTGCCTCCGTATTATTGAGATCCCGCTACCTGGCGTACGGTATCCAACGGCTGCTATGCGCGTGCAGTACGTGGTCGGCGCGGACAGCGCCGGCACGGGGCGCCTGATTTACACCGATCTTCCGCAGGCCTGGCTTCGGTATGTTGCCCGCATCACCGACGTGAACATGTTCGATTCCATCTTCCAGGAGGCTCTTTCCTGGAGACTTGCGGCGGCAATCAACATGGTGATTACCGGTAATGCCGACCTCGGCAATAACGCGCTGAACATGTACAGCCGCGTAATCCTCAGCGCAGGCTCTCACAGCATGAATGAATCGCAGGAACCGCAGTTGCCGGACGATCCGTTTACCGTAGCGAGGATGTGCTGATGGCTGTTAGCTGGATACAACCTAGCTTTTCTGGTGGCGAGATTGCACCATCATTATATGGCCGCATCGATATGGCTAAATACCAGGTGGCGCTGCGCAAGTGCGATAACTTTATTGTGCGCCAGTATGGCGGGGTAGAGAACCGCCCGGGTACGCAGTTCATCGCCGCGGCGAAATACCCAGATCGCAAATGTCGCCTGATACCTTTCCAGTTTTCGACGGTGCAGACCTATGCGCTGGAGTTTGGTCACAATTACATGCGCGTCATCAAAGACGGCGGCCTGGTTCTGACCACCGGCGATGTGATTTACGAGCTGGCCACACCGTATACAGAAAATGATGTTTTCGGCCTGAAGTTCACGCAAAGCGCCGACGTAATGACGATCGTGCATCCTTCATACCCGCCTAAAGAGCTGCGCCGTTACGCGCATGACAACTGGCAGATCGTCGACGTGCAGACTACCAACGGCCCGTTTGAAGATATTAACGTCGATGAATCAGTAACCGTTTATGCCAGCGCTACCACCGGGACAATTACCCTTACTGCGAGCTCGGCCATATTCGGGGCTGAGCAGGTCGGAAAGCTGTTCTATCTCGAGCAGCCGGCGGTCGATTCTGTTCCCGTCTGGGAGACCAGCAAAGATACAAGCATTGACGATATTCGCCGCGCGGACAGTAACTATTATCGTGCCAACACTGCAGGCAAAACCGGAACGCTGAGGCCCTCACATACAGAGGGTATGTCCTGGGATGGCTGGGGCGGTACCGGCGATGATGATACTGGCGTGCAGTGGGAGTATCTGCATAGCGGGTTCGGCATTGTAAGGATCACAGCCGTCGACGGTGACGGGCTTACTGCAACTGCAGATGTTGTCTCGCGAGTACCTGAAAATGCGGTGGGCGTTGACAAGGCCAGCTATAAGTGGGCGCGGTACGCCTGGAACAGTGTGGATGGCTACCCGGCTACGGTGGTCTATTACCAGCAGCGGCTGTACTTTGCTGCATCCCCAGCATATCCGCAAACAATCTGGGCCAGCCGCACCGGTGACTATAAAGACTTCGGCAAAAATAACCCGATTCAGGATGATGACCGAATTGTTTATACCTATGCCGGGCGGCAGGTTAACGAGATCCGTCACCTTATCGATGTCGGATCGCTGGTTGTTCTGACTTCCGGCGGTGAGTTTGTTGTGACCGGCGACCAGAATAAGGTGCTTACGCCATCGGCGTTTTCCCTGAGCTCTCAGGGCTCAAATGGCAGCAGCGATGTGCCGCCTATCGCCGTTTCTAATATCGCGCTCTTTATCCAGGAAAAGGGTAGCGTGGTGCGGGATCTGGCATACTCGTTTGATGTTGACGGCTTCCAGGGTAATGACCTGACTATCCTCGCCAATCACCTTTTCCAGAAACGCAGCATTGTCGACTGGGCATTTTGCATTGTCCCGTTCTCCAGCGCGTTTTGCGTGCGTGACGACGGCAAGCTGCTGGTGCTTACCTATCTGCGCGATCAGCAGGTTTTCGCCTGGTCTCCGCAATCCAGCTCCGGGAAGTATGAAAGCACGTGCGGCATCAGCGAAGGTAGCGAAGACGCGATCTATTTCGTGGTTAACCGCACCATCAACGGCCAGACGAAACGCTACATCGAGCGGCTAGCGAGCCGCCAGTTTACCGATGACCTTGACGCTTTCTTTGTCGATAGTGGACTGACTTATGACGGACGCAATACCGGCAGCCGGGCGGCAACTATCAGCGGCGGCAGCGGCGACTGGAGTTATCAGGTTCCGTATACCCTGACGATGAGCGGCAGCAGCTATTTCACTGCAGGTGATGTTGGCGCGCAGATCCAGTTCCCCTACACCGGCAGCGACCCGGACGATGGCAGCGATGTAGCCATGCAACTGCGTTGCGACATCATTTCGGTCGAAAGCGGTAACTCGGTGACCGTGACGGCAAACCGGAATATTCCTCCTGTCCTGCGCAACACCGCCACCACTAACTGGTATATGGCCCGGCAGGTATTCGCAGGCCTCGATCACCTCGAAGGGCAGACCGTCAATATCCTGTCGGATGCCAGCGTGGAACCGCAGAAGGTTGTTACCGGCGGCACTGTTACGCTGGAAAAGCCCGGCGCCGTGGTCCACATCGGCCTGCCGATTAACGCCCAGTTTGAAACCCTGGACATCAATATTAACGGTCAGGAGACGCTGCTTGATAAGAAACAGCTTATCAATACTGTAACACTGGTGGTGAACGCCAGCCGCGGCATCTGGGCATCAACGCCAGGCGGCCAGTGGTACGAATACCCTCAGCGCGAATTCGAGTTTTACGACGATCCGGTTGACGACGCCACAGGTAAAGTCGAGGTCAAACTCGACAGCAACTGGGATAAAAACGGTCGGGTAAAAATCCGTCAGACAGACCCGCTGCCCCTCTCTGTGCTGGCGGTGATCCCCCGTATTACCGTGGGAGGTTTTTGATGATTAACGCTCAGATAGTCCCGGCCACCGCGGCGCACATCGCTGAAATTATCCCCCGCGTTCGCCTGGCCGACATCGAGGAGTTTGCCGCCACCAATGGCTGGAGTGCTGCCCGCGTCCTGGAGTGCGGGTTACGTACATCAACATTCTGTTGCGCCGGCCTGATCAATGGTCGGGTGGTAACTGTCTTCGGCGTTGCGCCTAAATCTATGATTGGCGGCGCCGGCCTCCCATGGCTTGTTGGTACGGATGATCTGGAAAAATACCAGCGTACTTTCCTGCGTCGATGCGGAAAGGTGGTCAGTGCAATGCTGATCGCTTATCCGCACCTTGAAAACTATGTTGATGTACGCAACCACGTCGCCAAAGCGTGGCTTCACTGGCTTGGTTTTACCCTGGAAGACCCGGCGCCGTATGGCGTGCAGGGGCTACCGTTTCACCGTTTCCACATGGAGAGAAAGTGATATGTGCGATCCAGTAATCGCTGGCGGCGCCGTGCTTGCCCTGAGTGGCGTCCAGGCGCTTAGCCAGTACCAGAATGGCAAATATGCCTCAGCAGTAGCGCAACAAAATGCAAATGTCGCAGAAGCTCAGGCGCAGGACTCAATCAATCGTGGAAACAGCCAGGCAGAAGAGGTGCGCCGCCGCAACCGGCAGGCAGCCGGGACACAGGCAGCGACCATGGGAGCGACCGGCGCGGATCTTTCCTCTGGCAACGCTCTGGACATTTTCGGCGATACCGCCCAGTTCGGCACGCTGGATGCTCTGACGACTGTTAATAACGCTCAGCGTGAGGCATACGGTTATCAGGTGCAGGCGGCCAACTATCAGGCAGAAGCCAGCTCAGCACGTAAGCAGGGGAATATTGGGGCAGCAACAACGTTACTCACGGCACCGCTGAACGCTTATGGGGCTTATAAAACCTTCGGCGGCACATGGAACCCGTTCACGCAGAGCACCGCAGCCCCTATCTCTGCCGCAGTTGGCACAAAAACCGGTCGATAAGGAGATAATTATGCCAGTTGTACCAACCGTCACCGGTCGCCAGGTTGAAAGCCGCGGCGTGCAGACCGGAGGATTTCAGGCCGTCGATCAGCCAAATATCAGCGATGCGCTGGTGAATGTGGGCAGTCAGGCGCTTGACGTATTCGGCCAGGCTAAACAGCGCGCCGATGTGGCAATGTCGCAGGATGCATCACTGCAACTGACGCAGACAGCCAGCGACCTGATGACCAACCCGCAGAATGGCCTGCTCAACCTGCAGGGTAAAAATGCCCTCGGCAAGGGGCAGGAGTATACGCAGCTGTTTGACGCAAAGGCGCAGGAGCTTGCGATGCAGTTGCCGGAGTCTGCCCGCCAGGGTTTCTTGCAGCAGGTACAGCAGCAGCGTATTCAGTTTACATCGCAAGCCGGTCGGCATGAGATAGGCCAGCTTAATGCCTACGAAGAAGGGCAGTTCCAGGCAACGCTGACCACCGGCGCCAAAACAGCGGCGTCGATGTACGGCGATAATGGCAGCTATGTGCTGGCTAACCAGCAAGCGTTTCAGCAAATAGAAAGCTTCGGTGCAGCGCATGGCTGGAGTGACGAGCAGATACAAGCCAAAAAGGTAGAATTTAAAGAGAAAGTCGCAGATGGCGCGCTTTCTCAGTGGTCAGCAAATAACGCGATCGGCTTCATTCAGAGCAACGGTGAGCTGAGCGACACGGTAGCCGGTTCACGCCGGGCTGTTGCTGGCGGCGGTGAGTCAGCTGCTGATGGTCCTCGCGGGGTACGAAACAACAACCCGGGAAACCTCGAAGCCAGCTCATCAAACCCATGGGTAGGGCAGACCGGCAGTGATGGCCGGTTTGCAAAATTCGAGACTCCGGAGCACGGGATCCGCGCGCTGGGGCGCAACCTGATTTCATACCAGCGGCAGGGGATCGATACGGTTGGCGAGATCATCAACCGCTGGGCGCCGCCGTCTGACAACAATGATACGGCAGCATACATCAAAGCGGTTTGCGCGCAGCTCGGCGTCACTGCTAACCAGCCGCTTGATGCTTCCAACCCTGATACGCTGCAGGCGCTCTGTGCCGCCATCATTAAACATGAAAATGGCACGCAACCATATAGCCCTGACCAGCTATCAACCGGCGTCAGCGCGGCGTTGGGCCTCTCTCAGTTGCCAAGCAGCAATAAACGTTACACGGGAAATGCGGCATTCGATGCTGCGTCTCCTGAAGCTCAGGCGACTTTCTTGCGACAGGCAGACCAGATCCGCAAACAGCAGCAGGCGGAATACAGAACACAGATTGATGGTGTGGTTCGCGATGCTACTGCCGCATATATGCGCGGTGTAGAGTTCCCTGACCCGCCAGGTGAAAAGGAGTTTCTGGCGGCGTATGGCGTGCGAGAGGGAAACCAGCGATATACAGAATTCAAAAATACGCAGATCTCCGGTCAGTACATTGGCTCATTCCGCAATATGCCTACCAACAGCATCACGGCATACGTCAACCAGTTGAAGCCGACGCCGGAACAGACTGGTGAAGGGTACGCCTCGCGCGCAGCGCTTTATGATCAGGTTACCGCCGCTGCAACAAAAGTTATTTCAGAGCGGCAAAATAACCCATTTGGCGCCGCCGTGGACATTGGTGCATACAGGCCAATGCAAAATAATACCCCTCAGGCAGTTACTGAAGAAATTTCACGCCGTTTCTCAGCACAACCCGACCTGCAGAAGATCGGGATATCTGCGCCAATTCTCTCAAGTGAGGAAGCGTCTACACTCGCGCAGCAGGTGCGAGGAACGCAAAACGTCGATCAGACCATTAACCTACTTCAGACAATGGGCCAGACATTACCGCCGGCGGCCATGCGTCAGGTAGCTTCTGCAATCGCTCCGAACAATGCCGCTACAGCGTATTCCGCGCTGCTTCTAGGTACACCAGATAACCAGTATGACAACCGAAACCCGGTCATATCCTACGACCAGTTTATTGGCTACAAGCCAACCATGAATAAGTACGACGTATCGAAGGTTATTCTAGCTGGCGATCAACTTCTTAACCCGACCAAGGCTATGAAAGATGCTGGGATATCACCCGTTCAACTGCCGAGTGAGGACAAGCTCAAGCGTGCGTTTGATGACCAGGTAGGAAATGCGTTTGCCAATAACCCACAGGCGCGCCAACTAAGCTACAACCTGTTCAAAGCTGCTTATGCCGGTATCGCCTATCAGTCTGGTGACACCTCGATGACACGCACAGATGCTGCTAACTCAGACGTAGTGGAGAAGGCTGCGCAATATGCCACTGGCGGTGTGTACAAAGGATTTAATGGCGGTGATGTGGTTATGCCATTCGGAATGGATAAATCAACATTTAAAGACCGGTATACGGCCTCTGCACAGAAGGCGCTGAAGGATGCAGGGCTTAATGTGAATGCAGCCTCAAACTTTACGCCGGTGAATATTGGCAATAACCAGTATCGCCTGGTAAGTGGCAGCGGGCGCTGGGCGACGGATCCTAAAACCAATGAAGCTATCGTCGTGAGGGTAGAATAATGGCTGATGTATTTTCCTTGGCCCCGGAAGGCCAAGCGTGGACAGACGATAAAACGGTGGCTAACCCTGCACGGCCTGAAGACTATGAGCCGACATTTTTCCAGGGTTCGATCGCTGCTCCGGTGCGCGGCGTGGCGGAAGGAACTCTCGGCCTCGCGCAATCAGCTGTAGGTTTTAGTAAGCGACTTATCAGCGATCCAGCATTCACGGCAGATGTGGCGCCGACGGTGAACATTTTCCGCGTTATGTTCCCTGACGCTGATAAAGCCCTGAACGACACCTATGACACGATCGGTAAGCAACTGCAGGGCGCGCGCGGTTATGTGAAACCAGACGCCGGCAGTCAGGGTACGGCCGCAGAGGTGCTTTATGGGCTCGGCCAGTTTGCGCCAGCGATTGGTGCCTCAATCATCGGCGGCCCTACGGTCGGCGCCGCCACGGCTTTTGGCTCTACCTATGAGCAGTCATATCAGGACTTCAGAGCCAAAGGTGTAGACGAGTCCACGGCGCGTAATCTGGCTGCGCAACAGAGTTCCTTCAATGCCGGCGGCATGGCGCTTCCCGCTGCTATCGGTACAACGCTGGCCACGCGCATCGCGTCAGGCATCGCAATCAACACAGGATTTGGTGGCCTTAACCGTTATTCAGTTGGCGAAACACTGGAGGAGAAAGGCTATTCCGATATGGCGAAGCAGTACCGGGTATTTGACGGGCAGGCGATGCTGGTTGACGCTGTGCTTGGCGGTGCCTTTGGTGGTGCTCATCACCTGGCCTCGCGAAATGCTGATACGCCACCTCCGGCAGATACCGAAGCGCCGATCCCCGCGGCAGAGGTTCAGAGCGTTCCTGAAGAAACTGCTTCACCGTCACCGGGAAATGAGGCGGCACCGCAACCTTCCCCGTTAGGTGATGGCCCTACTGCGCCAGAGGTGCCGCAGGTTACCTACGAATCGCGTATGAATGAATTGCAGCAGAACGCAGATCAGCTTTTATCCCGTGGTGACAGGAAGGTGTGGCAGTCAGAAATTGCTAATGGTGAGCGTACAGTAGCGAAACTTGAGGCTCAGGATAAAGCCATCCGTGATGCAGCACCAACCGGAAGCGGTGGCGCTAATCGCCGTTATTATGCTGAAAACAGGGCGAAGCTTGATGACATAGCCAGCCAGCTCGCTACTGCCAGAGAGCGCCTTCAGAATGCCCGCGACACTCTTGCGCCACATCAGCAGGGAGGTCAGTTTTATGAGGCCCGCGCTGACCTGTCACGTATTCAGCAGGGGATCATCCCTGAAAGTATGCGCGGCCTGGTGCGTGAGACAGAAATTAAACCTAGCGACATCGATGCAGCCCACACTCTGAACGAGGGGCTTTATTACGACATTGAGTCGGCCCCGGTTCTGCATGCCAGCAACGAGAGCATCAACAGCCATGTGGCTGCCATGGATGAAGCATACCGGCAGCTAAATGAAGGTCAGCCGGTGAACATCGGCATGATGGCCCGTGGGCTGGATGGCCCGGCGCGGCCAGGCATGCTGGAATCTGCAAGCGAGCAGTACCATGCAATGCAGCAGGTTTTCGAAGAGAATGGTGTCAGGTATGAAACGCCGTCAGAACTGGCAGGAGAAGCACCGGCGCCGCGCGAAGAAAGTGCATTTACGGCAGCCGACGAAACTGGCGGGCAGGTCAGTGTTGATCCTGACACCGGCCAGGCGATTTCATCAAACAGTTATGACCTGATGGCGGCCCGCGATATGGCTACTGCCAATCCTGAATTAACGATCGCGCACCCTGACACAGGGCAGCCGACAAAACTATCTGACGTTCTTGCTGAATTTGACGAGCAGATTAAAACCGTACAGGCAGACTCTAAAGTTTATTCCGTTGCCGCGGCGTGCTTCCTGAGGAATCCATAATGAAACAGGCATGTGTTGAAGCTATTGCACAGACACTTGGCCGCCAGCCTAAGGCTGACGAGCTGAAAAATATTGAGGACCGTATCAAAGAGGCGGTGCGTGACGTTCATCGGAAAAACGCCAGGGAAGGGAAGTCCGGGATCCCTGACGCTCAAACGTATATGGAGGCTGCCGACCTTGTGCGCCAGCGCGTAGTGCATGACGTCTATAAGAAGCGCCAGCGCGTCGCACAGAACGCGATAGCCATCAGTAAGGTAACGGATACCCTTGATGCCAATATCCCGCCAGAACAACAGACACCGGCTAATTTGCAGCAGTTTATCTTTGCCGGTAGGCGGACATCGGATGGTAAAGATATTGCCGTTACATCTGCCGAGGAACTGGCAACCGGTGCATATCAGGACTGGTCACGACAACTCAGCGCTGAGCTGCTCAAAGCCGGTGACGATGTACGCAAATTCTTTGAGCAGAGTAAGGCGCTTGGCGAGCAGCGTTTCCGTAGTCTCTTCGACCAGCAGGCGGCTAAATCAGCACAGTTCCAGATCCTGAAAGAGTTATACGGCGAGGACACCGGGAACCCGCAGGCGAAGAAAATCGCACAGGTATGGAATGACGTCACCAGCCGGGCCCGCCAGGAGATGAACGACAACGGGTTTGACATTGGTCTGCGCGATGACTGGCATCTGCCATACGTCGATGATGCGGATTTTATCCGCAATGCCGGGCGCGATGAGTGGCTGGCGTCGTTGCCACTGGCAGAACAGGCTAAGGCGCGACTTTCCGGCCGCCAGCCGCCGATTGAGTTTGCGCGACAGGCATGGGTGGATGACGTTTACAACACGCAGGATCGTAGCAATTACGTTAATCCGGACGGCAGCCCGATGAATGATATCGAGTATCGCCAGGCACTCGAGGCCATTTTTGAAACCAAAGCTACCGACGGTGCCAACAAAATAGAGCCAGGCGCTTTTATGGGTACCGGCGGCATTAAGAACCGCGGATCGCAAAGCAGGGTAATGGCATTCAAAGACGCGCAGTCCCACTTCGCGTATATGGAGCGCTACACACAGCAGCCGGTGGTTGGTGTAATGATGTCTCACCTGCAGTCGTCATCACGTGACCTTGGCGTTGTTAAAGCGTTTGGCCCGGATGCTGCCCGCAACTTTTCACTGGTGCTTGACCGCATTTATAAGCGAGCAGTAACGGGAGGTAAACGCAAAAAAGAGATGGAAGATGAAGCCGAATTAGTTGCTCGTATGTTCAATTCTATGGCCGGGCTTAACGGTGCTGCTTCATCAAGCGTATTCACGTCGGCAGTAGGCGGTCTGCGCAACCTGATGACCAGCGCCATGCTGGGTACCAGCGTACTGACGGCGACAAGCGATCAGGCCATTATGCGGGCCAACGCGCAGGCTCTCGGGTTTTCTCGCAATGGCATGCGGCTGTCTGAAAATACAATCCGTAATCTGTTCAGCGGAGACGCCAAAAAGGCTAACGCAGAGCTTGGCCTGCTGGTGGACTCTCATGCTGCTGTCGTTTCTAAGATGGGTGGCTTCGACCTCTCTCGCGGCATTACCGGGTGGTTTGCTGAGAAAACACTGAAGTGGTCCGGTCTGATTGCAATGGACCGGGCAAATAAGGCGTCATTTGGCCTGCTGATGTACAAAAACATCGGTGAGTTAACACGCAAATTTAAAACGCTGAATGATGTTAAAGGTTCCGATAAAACCATTCTGGCAAGTAAAGGATGGAGTAATGAGGACTGGGCTATTATGGCGGCGGCAGAGTTGCGGCCAATGACAACAGCCGGGCATATGGGTATGACACCTGATGCAATTTACGCCGTGCCGGATGAGACTATCACCAATATTATGACTGACCGCATCGCCCAGGTACGCGCTGGTAGCGAAGAAGCATTATCCGCGCTTGGTGATTTGCCGCCTGAGCGCCTGAAAAAGATGAAGCAGGCATTTGATGCTGAAGCAGAGCAGACCATTTCCCGCATAGTTCGCAACGCCCGCGCTGAAGCCGCACAGAAATTGCTGGGCATCACTCACGGTGAGATGACAAGCGCAGTGACGACAGCAACGGGGCTGGACACCTATGCCCGCGATGATGCTGGTCAGCTGTTAAAGAGCTTCATGCTTTTCAAAACCACCCCGTTTGCCGGTTTCCGTCAGTTGGTTAACCGCACACGTGATCTTGATACGGTGCCAGCCATTAAATTCCTTGCGTCTTATATTGCTGGTACAACGTTGGCTGGTATGTTCGCCAACCAGATGAATAGCCTACTCACAGGCAATGACCCTCTCGATATGACCAAACCAACTACTTGGGTGCAGGCGTTGCTGAAAGGTGGATCATTCGGTATCTACGGCGATTTCCTGTTCCAGGACCATACGCAGTATGGATCAAGCATTGGGGCAACATTGGGTGGGCCTGTGTTGAGTTTTGCTGAACAGTTAACCAAGCTTCTCATCACCAACCCCCAGAAGGCCCTTCAGGGGGAGGAAACCTCATTCGGAGCGGATGCACTCAAGACAGCTCGCATGATCACACCGTTTGCCAACCTCTGGTATGCTAAGGCAATCACCAATCACCTGATCCTGCAACAGCTCCAGGAGATGGCAAACCCAGGCTACAACGACAGGGTAAGGGACCGCGCGCAGCGGGAATTCAACACAACGAGTTGGTGGGAGCCTGGCGCTACAGCGCCACGTAGAGCGCCAGATTTAGGAAAGGCGGTGGGAAATTGATGAATAAAGTATTGAGGATAATCGGATTAATAACTGGTCTCGTTACCTTTTTAGGTTCCGGGTTCTACTTTGTAGAGAATTCATTCGATAACCTTTTTTACGGCAATATGTATATCAATATCTCAACGGGTATTGTTTTTATTTTCTCTCTAATCGGCCTGTATTTTATATGGAATAGCAAGCCGTGACATGTCACAAAGGCCGCTTTCGCGGCCTTAATTATCACTGACCGCCGGGACGGGAGTCAGCAGAACGGCCGCCACAACGTGAGCCGTCAGCTGCAGTATCACTATCATGCTGGCAGTTTCCAGCGAAAGCTTGTGTAGCTGAACCAAGAGACAACAGAACAAACAGCACTGCTAATGCTTTTTTCATTTTCACTTACCATGTGTAGACCACTAAACGTGGCTTCATCAGTGTAGCGCTACGCTTAGATTTCATCCATAGAAATCCAGGTTGCCTGTTACCCCAATCCCTATCTGAGTTGCTGCCGCAACTGCATCGCGCAGTAATCCAGGTGCGTTTGCAGGTCGCGCATAGAGACCTGCGAACTTGTAACGTAATTAACCAGCGCCACCAGTTCCGCAGCCGCTCCGCTGACGTCGTGCCCGTCCATTTGCATCTCACGTAAAAGTTCCATTAACTGCGACTGCTCAACCAGAGATCTGACACCTGCGGGGGTATGAATGCGCTCTGCAAAACCTTCTTCAATAGGATAACGGTACCGCTCTGGCATTAAGAATACTCCAAAAAATACTGTATATATATACATATAACAAAAGAGAAAACACATTTCCAGAGGATATTGATTACCTTTAAGGTAATAATGACTCACATCAAGGGTTGTAATATTCATATATGAGTTGATGGGTAATAGAATGACGGTAGTGTGGCGCGCCGGGCGCTACGAATGCCGGAGATTCATACATGACGGTCTCAACAGAAGTCGACCATAACGACTACACAGGGAACGGCGTAACCACATCATTCCCGTATACCTTCCGAATTTTCACCAAAACAGATCTGATGGTTCAGGTTGTTGACCTGAACGAAAATATCACCGTATTGGCTCTTGATTCTGACTACAGTGTTATGGGGGCAGGAACGTATTCAGGTGGCAGCGTGGTACTTCCATCTCCGCTGGCGAGTGGATGGCAGATCTCCATCTCTCGCGAACTTCCGGCAACTCAGGAAACTGACCTACGCAACCAAGGAAAGTTCTTTGCCGAAGTACATGAAGATGCATTCGACAAGCTAACGATGCTGATCCAGCAATGTTTTAGCTTTTTGCGGCTGGCACTTCGCAAACCTTCTTTCATCGCTAACTACTACGATGCGCTTAACAACCGTATCCGTAACCTGCGTGACCCGTCACAGGCTCAGGATGCAGCGACGAAGAATTATGTTGATGGGCAGATCATTGACAACACCAATGCCTGGAAAGCTGGTGATGCTGTTCTTGATCAAAAAATTGATGCAAATTTTAGACGGTCGCTAAGAATTCCTGAATCTTATGTTCCTGAATATTTTGTAAAGTCTATCAGGTCTAATATGCTGGTTGGCTGTAACGATCAGGGTAACTTTGTGCCAATTGCAGGACAAACCGATACGGCTGATCTGGCTATAAAATTAGCTTCCTTAGGAGGTTCTAGTCTAATTGGCGGGTTGGGGTTTCTTACTCCTGAAATGTTTGGTGCTAAACGTGATGGGGTTAGTGATGATTCAGATGCGGTATTGCTTGCAATTGAGAGAGCATCAATCGGGCCCACGAAAATAATATGGGTTGGTGGCGGGAAATACCTATGCAGCCCGGTAAACTTCAATATACCTTCAGGCGTGAGTATCATTGGAGGGGGTGCAGGCTCAGGTTTCATATTCCCTACGCCACCTTCATCGGCAATGCATGAGTTTTTTACATTGGCTGGAAACGGCTCACTTCTCAAAGACTTTTCAATTCAGTTTAATACTGGTGGGCTGGGTTCTATCGGAGTTGTACAGGCTTACGGTGTATGGTTCAAGGATACAGCGACTAATTGCCGCGCCGAAGGACTTACCATAGATGGTAAGTACAGTGATACTATTATGGGGTTCAGCAACGGGTTTCGCCTTACTGGTCAAGACAATACAGTAAGAAACTGCATTGTAACGCACTGCTCGATGGGGGCGACTGTTCGTGGAACTCGGCTAAGTATTCTGGATAGCCATTTTGATAATGGATACACGACTGAAGATGGTACTGCATGGAATTCATCTAAACCTCAGTGGGATGGCATTGCATGCGAAGGAATAGTAGATTGTCTGATCTCAAGAAATACATGTACCAATAATGGGCAGTCGGGAATTTATATCGGTGGCGGTGGCGCAGGTTATAGTTCTGGAAACATTATTTCTGACAACAGATGCTTCCATAACTGGAATAGGGGTATTGATACAGGTATATCAGGTACACAAAGTTCTACAAATGATGTGCGAGACATAACTATTACCTCGAACCACTTACGAGATAATCGTGAAACTCAGCTTTGGTTGTATGGGACAAATAACTCAAGGGTTATCGATAACTCTATAATTGAGACAGAGCAATATGATATTCTCTTTGGTTCTCAGGCAAGTTCCTCACGCGCAGGAATTGCCCTAGGCCAATCCAATTGGTGTGTAAACAACATTATTGATAATAACGATATCCAACTGCGTTCAAATACTCCGTTTGGGGTTGTGTTCAATGGTCTTGGGCATTTGATTGCACAAACTAACCGCATAGGTGGAGGTGCCTCTAATTATTGGTTTGGTTCTCCGGTTAACATGGCGTACGCTAATAAGGTGGAGTACTTCAAAGCAACATTTTCCCCGGTCCTGCGTGCTGGCGCTAATAACGTCACGCTGACTTCTGGTACGGCTTCATACACGATAAGAGGTAATGAGGTTGAGTATGATATAAGCCTTTTATTATCCGGATCTGGTGGTACTGGCAATCTGTATATAGGAACGCTACCAGCAACCGTAGGCGTGATTTTAGATGCTCAGGAAGTGAACGTCAGTTACTGGACAGGATTGAACTGGTTGCTAATTCCTGGAAGTTTGTTGCAATCGTATTTTCTGTCTGATGACCCATCGCAGATTGCTATAGTGAGGAAATATGGTTCCGATACAATAAATGATATACCTTCATGTATTGGTTCCGGAACTAGGCTCAGGATTAAAGCCCGTGCCATTGTCAATGTAAATACAAAGACAGACAGTGCCACAGGAATTTCATTTTTCGGACATTCATTCCTGTCAGAGCAGGGTTTTGCCAATGGTGTGGCAGAGTCTCTTGGTAAAAGAGCATATAACTTTGCAAGAGGTGGCTCATCCAGTACCGAGGCCGCTCTTGTGTTTGGGGCTATACAGCATAGCTATATGCCTGTTGGGGGAGTTATTCCCGCCAGTGGGTCCGTTGATTTATCTCCAAATGAAGATGCAGTTTGGTATGCGGGAAGTAGTATAGCTACGGTTACCCTTGCGGGGGTTCAGGGGACTATTTCTTCTGTCAACGTCAGCGGTATTACAAACAAATTGATATTCACTCGTTCCAGTGCTGGCGATCCTGTTTCCGTTCCCAGTCCTGTGCCAATGACTGTTTTGCCATGGGTAAGACAAAACTCATGGAGCACCAAAAGTCTAACTGAACATTCAACATTTAAGAATGATATTGTTATTATCCAGTGCATGCGCAATAACGCCAGTTGGGCTACAGGGCTAACCGATATTGCGTCGATAGTATCCTCACTTGGGACCAATAAATTTGTAATTTTACCTGAATTCCCGTATGAGACTGAAACTACTGGAACTCCAGGCGCTACAACCGTTAATAGTTATAACGCTCAGTTAAAGGCAACGTACCCAAATAACTATTGCGAAATTTCTGGTGTTGATATGTTGCAAAACTTTAAAAATAACGCCAACCCAAATTATCCATCTGATGTTACAGATGTAAGTAATGGGGTTACGCCAAGGTCTCTACGTTATGACTCGTTGCACCCTTCGCGATACAGACAAGAGAATGCTCTTCGTTCTGGAGTGCAAGTAAACTCAGAGTTTGTCGCAAGGTTCATTAAATCAAAAGGATGGTAGATATGGACTTTACTGAAACGGATGAAATGATTGAATACCGTCAACTTACCGCTGAGGATTTAATAGAAGAATATAATGGTGATGATGAGTATCCAACCAACTGATATTACCATTTATTCAAATGTTGATTATTGTGTATGATGAGCTTACCAACTTCAGGAGGTTCATCATGCATAGTAAACGGTGGTCACCATGTCAGGAACGCTAACCGCTGACACAGTAAATCAGGGGCTTAGCTACGGAGCACTGGCTGCAGTCGTCGCCGGAGTTCCGCCGGAGGTGGCGCTTGGCTCACTCGCTGGGGCGGTAATATTTGTCACCTCAGCGGTTGAATATCCCATCCGGCGCCGCGTTCTTCTGTCCCTTCTCAGTTTTCTCTGCGGTCTTCTCTTCTATAAGCCTACAGCATCGGTCCTTATCGGGCTGGCCAGCATGATCCCTACAATCACTCAGGACTCTTTCGAGCGCGGCATTGTGTATTCCGCCGGCGCTTTCGTTGCGTCAATTGTCGCTGTGCGGGTTGGCATCTGGCTGTATCACCGCTCTGATAATCCACGCGATTTAATCCCGGGAGGAAAAGACGATGACAGGCCATGATCTGCTGCTTATCGCCAACGCCATCATATGCGCAGGTATTGCGCTACGGGTGATGTTCTTTCAGCGCAACGGATCGCGGCACCGCCGGTGGGGGGGATGGATTGCCTATTTCCTGATTGTATCGGCGGCCAGCATTCCGGTACGGGCGGCGTATTCATTCTTCTACCACTTCCCCATGGCCGCAGATCTGTCTGAGGTCGTCATTAACGCTGTGATGCTTGCCGCTGTTCTGAAAACGCGCGGCAACGTCGTGCAAATCTTCAAGATATCGAGGTCATAACATGGACATTATCCAGTTTCAGAAAGCTGCTGGCGTCAGCCAGGATCTGGCTACTCGCTGGCATCCGCACATCGAGGCAGCCATGAAAGAGTTTGGTATCAGCAAGCCTGAGGATCAGGCGATGTTCATTGCCCAGGCCGGGCATGAAAGCGGCGGTTTCAGCCGCCTGGTAGAAAGCTTTAACTACAGCATTGCCAGTCTTGCTGGCTTTGTGCGCGCCGGGCGGCTGACTCAGGACCAGGCCAACGCGCTAGGCCGCCGCCAGGGGGAACCATCGTTGCCGCTGGTGCGCCAGCGCGCTATTGCTAATCTGGTGTACAGCAAACGCATGGGGAATAACGGACCTGGTGACGGTTATAACTTCCGTGGTCGCGGACTTATCCAGATAACCGGCCTGACGAATTACCGCGACTGCGGCAATGGGTTAAAGGTCGATCTGGTAACTCAGCCTGAGCTGCTTGCACAGGACGAGTATGCGGCGCGCAGCGCTGCGTGGTTCTTCGCCACAAAAGGTTGCCTCAAATATACCGGTGACCTGGCGCGCGTCACGCAGATCATCAACGGCGGCCAGAATGGTATCGACGATCGCCGTGTGCGTTACCTGACTGCCAAAAAGGCGCTTGTGTCATGATCATCACCATTTTGAAAGCGTACTGGAAACAGCTGCTTATTATCGCGATGCTTGCTGCTCTGGTGTCCGGCGGCGTTGTTGCCTGGAATGTTCACGGTGATACGCAGTACGAGGCCGGACGGGATGCTGCCAACCAGACATGGGAATTAAAATGGGCTGAACGTGATAAGAGCGATGTGCTGGCGCAGGCATTGCAGAATGACGTTGAGCGGGAGAGAGAACGGCACCGGCAGGCGGCCGCTGATGAGGAACAAAGTAATGGTGAAAAAGCTCTGGCTAAAGCTAAGGCTGATGCCGATAATGCTCAGCGTGCTGCTGATGGCCTGCAGCAACAGCTCGGAGATCTCCAGAACCAGCTCGGGCGAAGTGAAACCGGCAGGCTTTCCGCAACTGCCGCCCTCAGCCAGGCAAGGGGAGAGATCACCGTACTGCTTGCCCAGTTGCTCAGCAAATCTGACAAAGCAGCGGGAGAGTATGCAGCAGCAGCTGACAGGGCTTATGAGTCAGGGAAAACCTGCGAGCGAACCTACGAAGCAGTGACTGCTGAGCATGGTATTTTACATGGCACTGTTTTCCGGTGACGGTATATAAAACGGTACGCAGAATTTATAGTTTCATAAACTTGTTTTTAGTCAATTGGTTACAAGCGCTGTAAATAATTGAGTGGGAATAAAATTTATTCTTTGTGTTAATTGAATAAAATAATGCCATTAGTGATTGACGTCATTAATGGCATTTTTTATAAGAATTACCGTAACTTACGGCATCCTCTAAAACGATGAATACGGTTTGTCTTACCGATAAATCAAAGTCACCGGATTCATACTGTTAGCCCCGTTCTTCAATCTCCGCGGGCGTCTTCTCACGGTGATCCCATGCAATTGACATCGCCAGGCCGAAAACCACCAGCGCCAGCGCGGCGGAAACCGCTAAACTGCCCCTCATCCCAAGATGATGATTCAGCCACGCGTAGACAAACGGCGAGGCGGCGGCCAGCAGCTGCGCGGGAATCAACAGAATGCCGGTTCGCCGGGCATAATCCTCCGCGGCGAAAAGCTGCAGCGGCAGGGTGGCTTTAAATACGGTCGTCAGGCCGTTGATCGCGCCGTAACCCAGTACAAATCCGCCGGCCGCCCAGGAGAGATAAGACCCGCTCAGACCGAGCGCAAAGCAGAGCGGCATCACCAGGGTGGTCAATAGCGTTAACCTTAACGGCGTAAGGGCGGAACCGGACGCTACTTCGAGAAAGCGCGCGCCGGTTTGCCCAATCCCCCACAGCATTCCCACTGCGACAGGCAGCCCGACGCTGGCGATAAACTCCGGGAGATGCGTCGAGGTACCGTTGGAAACGAAGGTCACCAGCGCAATCAGCGACGCGTAGAGCAGGGCGGAGCGCTTATCGCGGCCGGAGAGCCGCTGGCGTTTAATTGTCCGCCGGGGGGAGGGCAATTTATGATTTGGCATTTTCCACAGCAGCATAGCGCTAAGCAGGCCGAACAGGGCATAGATCAGCAGCGCATGCCGCCAGTTCATCTGCGTCAGCAACCCTGCCCCGAGCGGCCAGAACAGAGCCGAAGCCAGCCCTCCGGCCAGCGTCACGCGCGAGATGGTGAGTCTGGCGCTTTGCCCATAACTATTCACCAGCGCGGCGAACAGCGCGTCATAGAGCGCCAGGCGCATGCCGACTCCGGTCAGGGCCCAGGCGGCAAACCAGGCCGACAGGCTATGAACGTAAGCCATGATCGGGCAGCCTGCTGAAATCATCAGCGTACCTGTGACCACTATCCGTTGGCCGCCAAAGTGGGCCAGTAGCCGGGCGACAAACGGGGAGAGCATCGCCATCATCAGCATGGCGATAGTCAGGCCAAAGTAGATTTCCGTTGCGGCCCAGCCGGTTTCATGGGCGATAGCCCTGGCGAAAGTGCCGGGCATATAAAACGATATGCCCCAATTAATCAGTTGGTTGCACCCGGCGGCAAGCGTGACAAAGCCCGGCGCGGAGAGTGATTTTGTAGGTGTATCCATGATCGTCCATTTTGTTACGCTGTTGTCGCAGCATACCCTGCACGCTATTGTGGAGGCAGGCCGGTCCATTTATGACCCTTATAAGAGAAACTTTGTGATGACGACGCTCAATCTGGGAAATCTGGCGACGTTCCGCCTGGTGGTACAGCGCGGAAGCTTCTCAGCCGCAGCTGACCTGCTAGGGCTGTCGCAGCCAGCGGTAAGCCTACAGGTACGTCAGCTGGAACAATTTCTGCAAACCAGACTGCTGGAGCGCACCGGGCGGGGCATTAAGGCGACGGCGGCCGGAATCGCCTTGCTGGCACATAGCGATCGAATTGAGCAGGCGGTGAGCGCAGCGGTGCAATCGGTTAGCGAATTCAACCGTGAAATTAGCGGTTCGGTGACGCTGGGGAGCGGGGCAACAGCCTGTATCCATCTGTTACCTTCGCTGTTGCAGAAGCTGCATCAGGATCATCCTCTGCTGACGGTGAAGGTCACGGTCGGCAATACGCTGGAAGTGGTTCGGGCTATCGAAGAGAATCGGCTCGATCTCGGGCTTTGTACGCTGCCGGCGAACGGACGCAGCCTGGCGGTAACGTCGGTATTAGATGAAGAGTTTGTCTGTATTTTTAGCGATGGACAGGACGAGCCGCCCTTGCCGCTGACGCCAGAAATACTCCAATCCTTGCCGTTAATTGCCTTTGAAGCGGGAAGTGGAACCCGGGATCTGATTGATGGCTGGTTTCGTCATGATGGACTGATGGTTGTGCCCGTCATGCAGTTAGGCAGCATTGAGGCAATTAAGCGTATGGTGCGCGCGGGACTGGGGTACAGCATTGTGCCGCGTATGGCGGTAGAGCATCCGCAGGATCGCATCGGCCTGAATGTGCAATCGTTGACTCCGCTGCTGTATCGCCAGCTCGGTGTCGTCATGCGCCAGGATAAAATCATCAGCAAAGGCATTGCTGAAGTGCTGCGTTTGCTACCTCAAATCGGTTGCTGAACGCGGTACGCAGCGCTTACTTTTGCACAGGCGTTTTCAGCGAGTCGGAAGGATCAACGGTGATGGTGGATTGTTGCGACTGCTTTTTATCCTGATGATGATACCAGGCGCCGATGGAGGAGTAGACAAAGCGTCCAAAGAAGAAGATAAAGCTGATAAGCAGTACGATACGGGTCATGCGACGGTTAAATCGATGTCGTTTACGCATACTGGGTGCCTGACTCACAAAAGGTTCCTTAAAGTATACCCAAAAGATGGGCGATGTGCGTATTAAGGCACAGTAAAGCGGAAGGGTCAATTGATGAGGATGTAAAAATCCCAGGGATAAAACATTAATTAATGTTATATAAGATAATCCTCGTATTTACATGCTTTCTGCTTATCGCAGATTGATGTTAAAAAAAAGGCATTATTAATATTAGCCTCGAGATTTCTTGATTTATATCAATCGTCTATTTTTTCCGACAACTAAAATCACCAGCCAGTTCCGCGTTGTTATTCCTTGCGCGATAATGAAGGTTGGTTGGATGCCCGCCTGAATATACCCTGCAGGATTTAGGGTTATCCGTAGAGCATCTATGAAAATAATTAAACTGTACAGGCAATATCGGGATAAATGGTGGGCGTTGCCGCTGATCTTGCCTGTTCTTTTACTCCCTCTGGCAAGATGGGCTAACACCGATGCATTACTCGATGGTAATGAAGTTTATCTTTACTATTTACCCCTGGCGTTAGTACTGAGCCTGATGCTGTTTTTCGGCTGGGCCGCTTTGCCGGGAATCGTTCTCGGTTTGTTGCTTACCATTACGCGCGGCATGACGCTGGAAGATTCCATCGGCGTGATTTTTCATTTTCTTATTCCGACGGTTCTTTCCTGGGGCGGGTATCGCGTTTTTGTCCCGCGCAGGCAGCAAATCTCGCATGGCAATGTGAGACTGATGCCTCAGAGATTGGTCTGGCAGATGCTGCTACCATCGCTGATCTTTCTTGTTCTTTCCCAACTCGCTGAGTACCTTGGAATTCATCCCCGCGCTACTGGGTTGATTGGTGTTAATCCCTTAAGCTTGCGTTCGCTTATCACCTTTCAGGCCCTTATGGCTGGGTGCTTGACCGGCGTGCCGTTATGCTATTTTCTTATTCGAATTATCCGCAACCCTCTCTATATTCGAGGGTTTGTTTCTCAGATTCGCCTGCAGATCGATCCAAAAATAAAACGCTTAGAATTTATTTTATGGGCGGCAGTGCTGATCATTTTATTGGTGCTGCTATTAATGCCGTTGAATAGTACGAGCACTATTTTTAGCACAAATTATACCTTGTCTTTACTTATGCCAGTGATGCTTTGGGGCGCTATGCGCTTTGGTTATCGCTTCATTTCATTGGTCTGGTCTCCTGTTTTAATTGTTATAATTCACTTTCATAATCAATATCTCCCACATTCACCGATTTACAACAATCAGCTGGCTATTACCTCCTCCAGCTATCTGGTGTTTTCATTTATTATCGCCTATATGGCGATGCTGGCGACGCAGCAGAGAATTTTTTATGCGCGCATGCGCAGGATGGCCTTCATGGATCCGGTTGTACGCTTGCCCAATATTCGGGCGCTGAGCCGGGCGTTAAATAAATCCTCCTGGTCAGTGTTGTGCTTCTTACGCATTCCTGAGCTGGAAATATTAGGCCGCCATTACGGCGTTCTGTTGCGTATCCAGTACAAGCAGCTGCTGGCCGAGTCACTCAGCGAGCTATTGCAGAGTGGGGAGGATATCTATCAGATGGCCGGGCATGAGCTGGTAGTCCATCTGAACAGCGAAGAGCATCAGCAGCGAATCCCCCTGCTTTATGAGCATCTCAAAAAGTTTCGTTTTGTCTGGAATGGCATGCCTTTGCAGCCACCCGTGGGGTTTAGCTATTGCAACGTTCGCTCTCCGGTGATTCATCTGCATTTACTGCTGGGTGAACTCAGCAGCGCGGCCGACCTTTCCCTCGCCACCGGCAGTCCTGAAAATTTACAGCGTCGCGGAGCCATCAATACGCAACAGGAGCTGAAAGACAAAGTCACTATAATGAATCAGCTGGTGAAGGCGCTGGAGCAGGATCGCTTCATGCTGATGGCGCAACCCATTGTCGGCATCCGGGGGGATAGCTACCACGAAGTTCTGCTCAGGATGCTGAACGACGATGATGAAGTCATCATGCCGGATACCTTTTTACCGGTGGCGCACGAGTTTGGACTGTCGGCGCGTATTGATAGCTGGGTCCTTGAACATACGCTCATCTTTATGGACAAGCGGCGCAAAAAGCTTCCGGGAATGCGTCTGGCGATAAATATCTCACCTTTTTCTGTGAGTAACAGCCATTTCCATCAGCAGGTAAAAACGCTGCTGGAGCATTATGACATCGAACCCTGGCAGATTATTTTTGAGCTGACGGAGAACCATTCGCTGACCAATCCCGAACAAGCGCGGAAAACCCTCGCGCAGCTTCAGGACCTGGGCTGTCGGGTCGCGATTGATGATTTTGGCACCGGCTATGCCAGCTACGCGCGGCTGAAAACGATGAATGCGGATCTGCTGAAAATTGACGGCAGTTTTATTCGTAATCTGGTGACCAGTAGTCTGGACTATCAGGCCGTTGCCTCTATTTGCCTTCTTGCGAGGATGAAAAATATGCAGGTGGTGGCTGAATATGTCGAAACGCCAGAGATTCGTCAGGCCGTGGTTTCACTGGGGATTGATTACATGCAGGGCTATGATATCGGCAAACCGGCCCCGCTTGAGGCGTTGGGTGAGGATGAATAAACGAATGGGCCGGAAAGTCCGGCCCACATGAGTGAAGCTAGCTTGTCGCGTCAGGCTTCTCTTCTTCGCTGATTTTCAGCCACCAGTCAGGCACGCCTTCC